CTGCAAAGGCTGGCCGCTTGCTGCTCCGTGCAGAGCAATTCCGACAGCCTTTGATGTTGCGAGAACATCAGCATCCGCCAGCTTCAGCTTGCCACTGTCGGTGGCGTCTGCATACACCGGCTGGCCTGCTGTAATCGTCGCTCCTGCGATGCCCAGAGCCCAGAGGGTTGATGCTGTTTTTTGAATGCTTGCGGCCGTCACGCTGATATCTGCCATTTACACGTCTCCCTGATGCCACATATCGAATCTGACGGCCGTTTCCCAGACTCCGGTTGCCTCATCCTGCATCGTTGTGATTGCCCCGGTCGGCTTGCAGGTCGTGATGCTGTTCACACTGCCGCTGAATCCTTGATTTGCCCAAGCGTTCGTGATCGCGGTTGCGATTTGCTTACTCACGTCGTAGTCAATCGAAAGGCATGACAGCACGACTTGCGAACGCCAGCCCTGCGCGGAATTTGTCCGCCACGCTGGCTCTGTGGTGATGTCGAAAATTACCGTCTCGTCGAAGTAGCCGTCGTTGTTGTCGTCGCGGTCTTCGCCTTCTTCGCGGGTGTCGATTTCAGCCACGAGCCGATCGGGTGGAACAAGCGCCGCGAGCGTCTCTGTTGCCGCCCACCATTCGCCAATCACTCGATCAATGCCACGCTCTGACATTATCGCACCTGCGCTTTCTTTTTGCCGCCGGTGCCCTTGAGCGATTGTCGCAGGCTGCTGCCAATCGCCGAGCCGAACATGTGCAGGTTATCTTCGACGGCCGGCTTCAAGAATGGTCGCTGTTTGCCGTCACGCCTGAACTCCCACATTGCCATGTATGGCGCGATCTTCTTATCAACAAACGTGCGGGCCTCGATCTTCTTTCCATTCGTTCGCAGCTCCGCGGAGATACTCTGCCGCCCCTTGCCTGTCCTCATTCGCGGAGGCTCGCCCGGAAGGCTTGCCCCGCTGCGGTCGCTGGCTGGGCGAATGGTCGCCCCGGACAGATCGGCCTCTGCTATCAACGCCAATTTGCCGTATTGCTTCTGCTCTGCACGGAGTGCCTTATTGGCCGCCCTGAGCCTCTGCGTTTTGTTCCGCTGCTTCCGTCGATATTCGCGACGAATGCCAACCAGGGCTTTGCTGGTGCGTTTGCGGGCCTGCCTTACTGCCTTGAGTGTTTGCCGTCGCAGTTTGCCGGACTTTTTCACCAGCTTTCGCGATTGCTTTAGCGTGGCCTTCAGCGTCCGTTTCGTTTGCCGCGTTGCTCGTTTGCTTGATCGCTTCGCCGTGCGTGCGAGGCTGTTTGATTGCAAGAATCGATCAACACGCCGCACGCGATTTCGGGCAAGTTTGCGCACCGACTTCGCCTTGCGGGCAACAGCCTTGTTGGCCTTTGCTCGCAGTTTGGCGAATTGTGATTTTCGGCGTCGCTTTGCCACGGTTAATCCTGTGTGTTTTCCATTGCGTCTCGTGCTCGTTGTCGTCTGCGTCGCTGCATTTCTGCCCGCCGCTCTCGACTCCGTGCAGCTTTCGCGGCTGCTGCCGGTGTCTGCTGCTGCGGCTTCATGGCTGACAATCGCTCCCGATCTTCTGCACGTCGCTTTCGCTGGCGTGCGTTCTTGCGGTCGCGTTCCTCCTTCGTCAGTTGATAACGCTTGCTTACCAGTTGCCGCGCCACTCCCTTACAGAGTGTCGCGGCGTGTTGCAGGGCTTTTCCTGCTGCGGTCTCCAAGCTCCGCATCAGATCCGGCCTGCGGTCGATCTTCTTTTTTACCTTTACGCTCATGTGTCGGACCTGCGGCAAATCAGATACGGCAGATCGATTCGGCTGAACTGATTTTCCAACCGCTCAATCCTGAATGCCTTGCCTGCAGCATCCACCACAGTGTCAACCGCGGAGATGTCGAGCAGGCTTTCGATGATGCAGTAAAACTCCGTCTCCATGCCACGCCGCTTGCCGTCTTCGGTCAGTTGAATATCAGCCGCCGAGGTAAACCACTTTGCCCGGATGCTTCCAGCCTCTGTGGTGACTGCCGACTGCTTTGCCTTCGCCTGCGTCGTGTAATGTCGCCGCCTGCGGAGCGTGATAAATTCGGCGAGTTGCTGGTGACAGTAATGCCGCTGCATTGCCGTCTCTGCCGGGTCGCTGTACAGCACACGCCAGACTGTCGAAACAGCCCCACGCTTGACTGTGAACAGATCCCCGGCGGAAACAGTTGTGCCCTCTGCTGCGGTCCACACGTGCGCCCTGCGAATCGTCTGCCTGTCGGGCTGCTCAATCACTCGCACGGTACGCGGAAGGCTGCCGCCAGCGGACTTCGTCCACGTGGCTCGCTCGCCCAGCTCGTCTGTGCTGAGGATTGCGCAGGCATCAACAGCCATCTGATCTCGCAGGCTCATTTCTGGCCCTTTGCGTCAGCCTCTTCTTTGCTTACCAGCGTGAGGTATTTTGCACGCACCAATTCAGCCAGTTGCTTTTCCAGATTCACCTTGCGGGCGAGCTGCGAAAGCAACTCGATCCGCTGCGGTTTGTCAGTAAAGGTCAGTTTGCCGGACTTTGAATTTTCCTCAGTTCCGGCCGTCACACGAAAGCCGAATTGGCCGTTTGTGGCGTTCGGGCCTGCGGTCAATGTCATTGCCTTGAGTGCCATTGTGTTCGCTCCAAATCATCGCCAGAAAAGTGCTGCGGATGTGTGGCGTCACACCCGCAGCCCCGGCAAGCCGTCGCTTGCCGGGTTGCTCAGATTGCATCAGGTGAACGTGGTGAGAACAGCATTCCACCAGGCACCGTAGCCGATGTTGTATCGAGCGTAGGTGCCCATCTGGAGCTGCTTCATATTCATATCATTTGCGCCCTGGACGTTGGCCGTCAGAGACTCGCGATTCTGGAAAATCAGCGGTCGCAGAGGAACGTCCACGCGCAGCAGGTAGAACTTCGCGGCGCTGGTGAGGTGTGTTGACATGACCACTTCGGGCCGGTCGATCACGACGTTAGTGTCACCGCCGCCAGTGAGCAGCTTGTTGAAAGTCTTCTTTGCAATGACTTCCAGCTCTTTGGGCACCAGGCAAACAAACTGCATTCCGCTGTTCACGCCGGTCAACACGTCTTCGTGCAGCGGTTCGCCGTTGTCATCCTTGAAGCCCATCATGGCAGCGCGGGCTGCCTCGTAGGCGCCGAGGAATTCGGCTTCGGTCGGAGTCGTCCCGGTGGCTGCGGCGTAAGTCAGATCGTTCGACTGACTGCCTGAGTCGCCCCAGACGTGGTCAGTGTCGAAAAAGAACTGCCCGTCAAAACAGGCAGTGCTTTCGCCGTTCATGATTGCAGTCATCAGGAGCTTGTCCGGATGCCGTGCGGCACGCTGAGCCAGAGTTGTCAGGGCACCGTCATAGAGGCCGAGGCGGTCGTCAGCGACGTCCTTTTTCTCGATCTCCAACGAGCCCTCCCACTCCTTGTTCAGCAGGGTATAGGTTGCCCCGCGGAGCTTGTTGTACTGCCGATCCCCGAGGTACTCGCGGATCGCCGGCATGGCGCCGAGGATGCCGTACTGCTCGTCTGCACCATTGCTTGCAACCACGGTGCAAATCTGCGGGTAGAACGTCCGCACTGCAGCGGACTCGCGATTGAATTTTGCGGTCAGTGCCCGCGATGCGGCCACTGCTTTTGCTGTGTCCAGAGCCATTGCCCTGATCTCCTTTTGAATTGTGAATGAAAGCGAATTAAGTCAGATCAGGAACGGCGGGCTTCGAGGTCTGCCACGCGGATTTGCAGGTTGCGAATCACGCTCAGGACAGTGTTGCCTTCGTCGGCAGTCGAGAAGCCGAACGGCGAGCTGCTGGTAACGTTCGCAATCGCATAGTCAGGGGTGCCAGGGCTGGTGTGCGTGATCGTGGTGAGTGCCGCGACAGGCAGGGCGCCCGTGCCGACAGGCTCAATTTCGACGATCAGTTTCGTGGCAGAGACGAATCCCACACACTTCCCAATTGGCACGCTGGTCGAGCCAATTGAGGTGTTGATGGTGTAGTTGTCATCGCCGTAAATCACGCTTCCGACATCGGCCTGCGAATAGGTGCCAGCACCCACAAGGACGAAGTCACCTTCGGCGAAGACCTCAACAGTGATGTCGCCGTCGCTGCCGCTGCTGTTGTCGGCTTCACCGTTGGCGATGCCAACAAAGCCATTCACGCCGGTGGCGGTGTCGTCATCGGCATAGCCGCCAGTTGTGAGGAAGACGAGCGTGCCGTCGTAGATTTTCGTTGACGCTTTGACCGGGTAGGAACGTCGGTTGCCGTCCTGCCGCTTGATGATCTGATTCTCTGTGACCGCCATTTGCGGCTCTCCTGTGAAAAATGAAAACGGACAGTAACGGGTGCTTCAGTGCTTGGGAGCGTGAGTGATCCACTCTTCCTCGGTCATACCGAACGTCATGCCGAGCTTTTGCTGCTCAGCAAATTCGGCACGGGCTGCAGCATGCGGATCTGCGGTTGTGGTGTCGCCGGTCGCCGGGAGGACAACGTTTTTGCGGACGAGGATTTGGCTCAACGCGGCCTGTGTTTCCTCGACCGTGAAGCCAGCATCCACGAACTGGTTGAATTTCTCCGAGGCTCCTGCAAGATCGCAGAGTGCCCGGATCTTCTTGCATCGCACTCGCTCGGCTTCTGCAAGATCTGCAGTCGGTGTCAGCACAACAGGCGGAGCCGCTGCCGACAATTCGGATGGAGCTGCTGCTGGAGCAGCCGGGGTTTCGGTGATGGTTTCGGTTGTTGATTCGGCGGCCATCGGCTGCCCTTTCGTGCTGAAGTAGCGGTCCAGAAAACCGGCAATCCGCGCCCGGACCACGTCGGGTTCCGCGTCGCCGAAATAAGTGTTCAGCAGGGCTGTTGCCTGTGCTGGAAGATTGCGAAGGTCGGCATCGAGCGAGAAGAATCCGCCACGGGTTGCGGCCGGCTCATCAACCACGTCGGCAGCCCGAAGTGCCGTCATGCGGATGGGCCAGCGGTCGCCGGGCTGGGGATTTTCGCGTCGCTCGAATGTCTGCAGGCTGGCCGTGTCGTTTCGCGGCGCCAGACTCACGCCAAACGCCCCCGGATCGGCTTCCGCCAGATCCATCACGTAATTCCCGAGGTCGCCCTGTGGGCTGGTAAACGCAGCGTCTGCAATGTGCAGATCAGCCCGAAGGGTTTCGCCTTCAATACGCCAGTTTGCCCAGCGTCCGAGGTAAGATCCCATGCCGTCGCTGGACATATTCGGGTGCGTGAATCGGGCCTTAACGCCAGTGCGGCTTTGCTGTGCGAGGCTAAGAGCCTGCTGCAGCGTTTCCATGTCCACTGTCCACGGTCTGGCGTCGCCCTCGTTAAGGTCGCCCACCTGCATCATGGACGCGCCGTAAATCACGTTTGCCTGCCGATCCACGCGCTGGGGCTGGTCGCGGATAGCGTCGGTGCGAAATGCGTCTGCTGGCGGTGCTGTGTTGATTGCGGTCATCATCGCTTGTCCCTCGCTCGCATTTGTGCCTGCACTTTTTCCGACCACGCTTTGCCCGGGTCGCCGCCCCAAAGAGCCCAGGCGATGCGGCCATTCGACGGAAAGCCCGGCTCCCCAGGGCTGAAGCCCTCGCCCTGCTTGTCTACTTCGCGCCTCGCGAAGAAACTCACCATTCGATTGATTGTGCGAGGGCTCATGGGCTTGCCGTTGCTCAGGTCGCGAGCACGGGCCACGCCAACAGCGGTTCCGCCGCGTTTGTATTCACGTCGCCAGGCAAGCCCCTTGCGGGCCTCCGCTCGCACGCCGGCAGGTGGCGTGAAATTGATGCCGTCGTATTTTGCCAGCATCGCCGTCGATGCCGGCTGCGCGGCCATGTCGCCTTCGGAAACGGGCTGCCCATTTGGCCTTGCCGTTGGCTCTGGTGCATCATCATCGACGTCGATGTCATCATCCATGTCGCCAAAATCATCAAGCCCCAGTTCCTGCCGAAACTCGATCATGCGGGCTTCCATTTCCGCCTTCGCCCGTTGCTCTCGCTCAATCTGCTGCAGCGTTTCGTCGAAGTCTCTGCCACGCGCAGCGAGGCTTTCAGTCTGCGTTGTCAGGCCAGCCTCGATAGCCGCGACGTCTGCCTTTACTTCCTTGTCCGGGTCTACCCACGGCCAGCCTGGCGGTATCCATTGATGCTGCAGGAAGTGGTGTCGGTTCTCTTC